TCATCTCAACGTAGACATCCGGTCGTTCTTCCCGGCTTCTAAGGCGATGGTCTCGTGAGTCGGGGGAAGTATGGCGCGAAGGCTGCGAATCGTCTTGCCCAACTCGACAGCGAGATTGTTCGCGGGTTGCGCAGCGAGATTGACGGGGTTAAGCGCCGGAACGCTGAGCTTGAGGCTGCGCTCGCTGAGAGTGCCGCCCGCTTCGGAGGCGATGTCATCAAGCGAGCCGATTCGTTGGCGGCGGAACTGATCGGACAGGCTCGCGCTGACACCGAGCGGGCTCGCCGGGACCGCGATCAGAGTCTGCGTGAGGTAGCCGACTGGCTTGTCCTCTACTTCGCCGAAGCCTACAGGGCCAACCCTGATGCGAAGGTTGTGCCCGACGACATCGACAAAGTCCTGGCTCGTTTGGTCGGTTCGGCAAACGTGGGTCAGTATCTCGCTCAGATGCCCGCCTTTGGATCCAATCGCAGACATCGCCGCGCATCAGCCAAGGTGATCAACGGTAACAGGTCTGACTACGACCGCCCCTCATATGCACAGGGAGTGCCGAACCAGGGCTACCTGGGGTCAGCCAAATGAGCAAGGTGCGTAAGTCACGTCATCGCATCCCCACACTCACGATGACATCTGACCCGATCGATGAGCGCTACCAGGCCGAGGTGGACGCAGCAACGAACCGGCTTGAGCGCCGCCACCGGCGAGCGCAGCTCGCATTGCAGAAGGCCGAGGCGCGCGCCTTGCGGGCTCAAGAACTCCATGCAACGCAACCATCGCGAGCCAATCGGGACATCCGGAACAGCCTGGAGAGGCTTGTGGAACAGCGCAGAAGAGAGCTACGCGACATCGAACGGCTAATGCTCCCAAATCACTACGCGGCCAGGGATTCGCGTCGTCGCAGAGTGTGTCACCGACACGGTCAACAAGACTAATCCGCCCGCAAGACAACTGAATACGGAAATACCCCAGCGGCCGGGCTCAATTTCCCGCCAAGAAAATCCACACCCGGACCGCTGGGGCCACTGCAACCAGGATAGGAGAACCTGGCATGTCCCACCGTATCCCCGATAGACACCAGCGTGTCGGCGGCGTCCGCGCGGCAATCATGCGACACGCATTTTGGACGGTCGCCGCTCTAGCCCTCGTCTACGCGCTGGTGATGCTATCTGCCCACCAGTATCCGCAATTCGTCATCTGGATGGCACTCATGGTGGCCGCGTCCTGCATCGATCTACGGGTGCACCGTCGCGGCCGGTACCGCGATCGCGCCGGGGTGCTGCTGTTCATCGCCGTAATGGCCATCGTTGTCACCGGAGTGTTCGCGCAGGTCGGGGTGAACGCATGAGCCTCACATTCGACCCTGTGCCCGAATTCGACTCGGCCATGGCCGCATTCGATAAGGCAGAGCAGGCGTGCGCCCTGACAGCTGGCGATGTGACCCTGCGTGCTGACATCGCCGAACTGCTCGAAGCGCTGCCGATGTGCGAGCGACAGCGAGCGTGGGTCCAAGCTGCCGAGGACTCCGGTACCGACCCGCGAAACGGCTGGTACCTGTTCGCCGGGGCGATCAGCGAGGCCGCGCTAACGGACTTCTTCACTGATCGGGACGCACGGCCTACGGCTAGCGCCGTCCTCATGGAGGCGGTCTAATGCAGAAGCCCACCAAGGCATTTGCCGACATGGTGCTTGAACTCGCGGACAAGCTAGAGGCAGTCCTTAACGAGATGTACCCGGACGGCCAGCTTATCCCTGTGTTCGTCAGTCCCGAATCGCTGCGCGCGTCGGCGCGAGACCTCACGCGGAATGCCGAGGATACTCAGCGTTCAGCCGAACCATCCTTAGCGCCAAGCCGTTTCGCGCCCCTGTATCCAGTCACCTTGTATCAGGCCGGGTGCACCTCGTGCGGCACTGTCGTTGATGACTACGGCGACTACTCCTGCTTGGAATCCGGCGACGCAGTGAGCTATGTACGCGAAGTGTTTGGCTGGTTCGAAACCACCCGCGACGAGCCCTCGCCAACGCCGGAAATGCCGAACCGGGTCATTGTGCACACGATTGAGTTGTTGTGCCGGGACTGCCAGCGCTGCGAGGTCTGCGGCGCCTGCAATCCCGCTGAGATTGACGAACATCTGGTGTGCGTCGAACACGAAGACCATGACTTTAGCGACGGTCCAATCGATGTGCCCGAGGCGGTCTCGTGACCGGCGACCAGCCGGTCGGTGAGCATCCCCCGATCGGCAGGTTCGATCTGCTTCCGATGGAGCTACGGGTGCGAGCCGTGGTGGCCGCGCAAATGACGTGCGAAATGCTTGCCCGATTCATCGGCGGCATTGATCTAATACCCGATTTCACAGAGGATTTCGCGGCGCTTCTGCACGTGCCCGTGACCCCTAACAACTAGCAGGGAGACCCTTTCATGTCACGTTCAGAAGACCCGAACCTTATTTGGCTGGAACGCGCGGCCAGCGCGACAGGTGAAATCCATTCCATCACTGGCGATTCAATCGGCATCCGTGGGCATTTCACCCCTGGTCAGGCATTAGTTGTACGTCCTGGCGCAAGGGTGTTCGTCATCACTGTCGATGACGTAGACGAATTCCTTGACGATCTCACTGCCAACGCCGCCGAGAAGGCCGCCGCAGCAGCGGCATTCGATACCGCCCAATCTGTTGCCGACAAGGTTATTAAAGCCGCCAAGATGGCTGTCGGACGCGCTGCCATGCTCCCCAGTGACGGCGCCCAGACAGTCGCGGATGCGGTAATCCATGCGGCCAAAGCGGCCAAACGGGGCAACAAATGAAATTCGCGATGGATACCGACCTGCTCGCTGAAACCATCACGGCAGCAATCAGTTCCCTACCGGCGCGGCCAACGTCTCCGGTCCTGGGCGGGGTGTTGGTTGAGGTCGGTATCGGCTCGGTCACGATGTCGAGCTTCAACTACGAGCGCGCCACCAAGCGTACCGCCGCCGCGATGGACGTTACCGAGCCTGACGCAGCCGTGGTGTCAGGAAAACTGCTGGCCGCGATCGGCGGGAACCTACCCCGCAACAAGGACGCCACCGTTGACGTGAGCGGGCAGGAAATGGTTATCACGGCGGGCCGCACCGCATTTCGCCTACCCCTGCTGCATGGCGAGGACTTCCCCGAACTGCCGATCATGAAGCCCAGAGAGGATGCCATCGGCACGGTTGATGGTGACACGTTCGCCGAGGCGGTACAGGTCATCGGCGCCTTGGCCTCCACCGAAGAGCAACCCGTCGAGCTGACCGGAATCAATCTCACGTTCAGCCCAGATGGGTTGTGGCTGTGCGCCACTGACCGCTACATCGCGGGTAGGCGCCGTCTGGACTGGAACGGCAGCGTGCAGACGCAAGCCCTCGTACCGGCTGCTGACCTGCTGGCCACGATCAAGGCCGTGGCCGGTTCGGTGCCGGAGAACATCGAAATCCTGTTGCGGGGTAGCTCAATGTTCGGCCTGCGTACCCCATCAACAACGGTCATGACGCGTTGCCTGGCCGGGGAATTCCCGCCCATGGAAACGGTGCTAGCTAAGGCTGTCTACGCGGCCACGTCCACGGTGGCCACCGCAGAACTCGCGGACATGCTGCGCCGGGCCTCGTCCATCGCTGATGACGGCAACGCCCAAATCGATATCGAGGTTGACGCTGGGGGCCTGTCGGTCACCACCACCAAGAGCGCCACCGGCAAGGTCAACGACAGCATCGCCGCTGTGCACCAGGGCGATTACTGCCGCGTTGCAGTGTCGGCTCGGCGCCTCAATAGCGCCTTGTCGGTGGTCGATGACCACGAGGTCACCTTGGGATTCCGCGAGGGAAAACCCCTTGTCAGCATCCATCCGGGCGCCTTGGAACGCACCAACGACCCCGTTGACCTGTTGGCGTGCAGCAACTTTGCGCTACTTATCGGAATCCGCGGGGCGTGACGCCGATGCCCGCAACCCCGCACAGCGCCCGTGTCTTCATCGTGGTTGACCCGGTGCAGGACTACGACGAGCCGTTGCAGATCCTCGGCGTCTTCGGATCGCTCAAGACGGCGAAGTACGCGGCACCGCGACTGATGAAAGCCGCTTGGCGGTTCGATCCGAATCGCTTTGTCGAGGTTCAGGAATGGCGCGGCGACACCCTCGTAAACACCTGGACCTATCACCCCGATCGCGGCTGGCAGTTCACCACCGAAATGGAGGCAGCAGCATGACCGTAACCTCAGGACCGTTCTTCAACGTCGTTGACGAAGACAGTAGGCACCGCCGCGAGCTACGCGAGCGGGCACTGTATTCAGCCACACTCCTGCACTGCGAGACCGGCGACACCATGGCCATTCTCGACCGCGAGACAGCCGTCAAGGACGTGCTGGCCACCGCCCAGCAGTTCTACGACTGGATCGCCCAGGAGGCCAGGTGATCACCCACAGTGGCGGCGCTACCCGCTTCTTCTGGTCCTGGCTCATCGGCTCGGCCGCGTTCTCCATCCTCGGCGTGGTCACGCACGCGGTGCTCGGTAGTGCACGCTCATCACTGATCGCCTCGGTGCTCGCGGTCGGCATCGTGGTAATCCAGCTGTGCGCCACCTACGGCGTGCACGCCTTGGTTCAGGAACGCATCACCGGCGCCGCATACCGCTGGGCGCTCGCAATCGCCATTGCACTCGCGCTCGGCGCGTTCGTGCTCAACTTCGTTGCCCTACAAGACCTGGTGATCACCTGGGCAGGCACCGCGCCCGCGATCGCCTGGATTGTGCCCCTAATCATTGACCTGGGGATGACGGCGAGCACCCTGGCGATACTGGCACTCACCGAAGCTCAACGCACCGAGCAGCTGCACGCACCCACGCACCCTGACGCACAACCGGCACCCTCCGTTCACGTCGAGGTGCACAACACCGTGCACGCCGACGCGCACGCGGTCGCACAGCCCGTGCACGCTGCCGAGCAGGTAGAGCGCGCAGCCGTGCACGCCGCGATCGCCATGCGCCTCACCGACTCGGGAGTGGTGCGTATCGCCCCCGAGCGCGTCGTGCGGGTGCTGGATGCCCACGCCGAAGGTGTAAGGCCGGGAACGATCGCGCGGTCCCTGGGGGTCGGATTCAGCACCGTCAAGAACATCGTCGCGGCGGTCACGGTCGAGGGGTCAGGGTCCGATGGCGCCTAACGCCCCTTCGGGCTTGGTGCGCCGCATGTTCGCGCTCTTTCATCTGGGCGGCGTGCAGCAGAAGCGGGCCGATCGGCTGGCCGTCGCGTCATACGTCACCTGGCGCCGTATCCGCACGACCGATGACCTCACCGAGGCCGATATCAAGGCCATCGGCGCGACATTGGAGTACTGGCGTTTCGCCGGCCAAATCGAGTACCGCTGCCGCCGCATCGCCGAATCAATGCACAAGGAGATGAGCGCATGACCGATGCGCGCGACGATGAGTCCTTCTTGGCTCACGTGGCCGACATACAGCGCCGCGAGGCACCAGAGCGGCGCAGGCAGTGGATTCGGCGGGTCCTGGGCTGCACCGACCTCTCAGCGGCCCAGCGCAATGTCCTGCTCGCGCTGGAGACCTTCGCTGACTATCTCGACGGCTCCAACGCGCACCCTGGCGAGACCAACCTCGCCGAAATCTGCGGACTGACCACACGGGCCGTCCGAACCGCCCTCAGCAGAGGATGTGAACTCGGCCTGATCAAGAAGACAGCAAACGAAAATCCGCGAGCAAGTCGCGCAGCGGTGTACCGATTGGTGCTCTCAGGCGACCCCATCACCGGAACGGCGGTTCCGGTAAAAGAGCCCATCACCGGAACGGCGGTTCCTGTGAATAACTCCATCACCGGAACGGCGGTTCCTGTGTATAACCCCATCACCGGAACGGCGGTTCCTGTGTATAACTCCCATCACCGGAACGGCCACGACGCCATCACCGGAACGGCCGTTCCGCCCACCAAGTCATGTACCAATAACTCAAGGGTGTTACGTAACTCGGGTACGTCACCAGAGCCGCGCATCGCCGAGGACACACACCCTGAGCCTCCCTCGCGGTTCTGTGATGAGCACCCGATGGGAACTCGGGGCAACTGCGGCAATTGCGCAAACGCGCGAACTGCCTTCAACGCCTGGCAAGCCCACCAAGCCGTCCGCGATGTCGAAATCGCCCAGGCCGACACGCGGCGCCGACACGAGCAGCGCGTCAACTGCCCGTGGTGCCACGGCACCAACGTCCGCGACATCGGCGATGACCTCGTGGAGAAGTGCGACCACCAGAGCCCGCCACAGGCCCGTAGAACCCTCTCGCTGGTGCCACCACTGCCGGGCGGGCCTGAAAACGTCAGGGCGGCGCAATGAGCGCCCATTCCGGCCGCACCGAGGCCGACGAGCCCTCCACGTTCGAGCGTGGCCCTGGTAGGCGGCGCCGCAGCGCACCGGGGCCGGTCTACGCCGCCTACGCCGTGACCGGAGCCCTCAACCGGCCATGCCCACGGTGCGGAGCCAGACCGCACCAGTACTGCCACGCCCCAGACGATCCCGGCCGCGAAAGCAAAGGCCCATGCATGCAACGACTCTCAGAGAGGCAAGAGAGCTGATGACGACCGAATGCCGCAACAAAGCCTGCAAGCGGGCCTCGCAGCTGTACCTGTGCAACGACTGCACCACCGTCCTGCGCAACATGCTCGATCAGGTACCCGAACTGCTGGCCGAACTCGACGCCCGCATTCAGAAACTCGACCGCGTACCGCACGGCACGATCGGGCGCACCCGTGGCCCCTCGGACCTGAACGTCATGGATTTTGACGCTGCCGAGACCGCCCGTGAAACCCGGAAGATGCTGCGCCGCTGGGTCGAAACTGTCGCCGCCCAGCACAGCGGACGGCGCCCGCCCGGCCTAGACACCGTGGAAACCCGCATGTTCGCCCGCTGGCTACAGGTCAACGTCGAGGCCGTCGCACGCCTGGACATCGCCGGAAAGATCTACGACGACATCAAGGAACTCATCGGTTCCGGCGACAAAGGCGGCACACTCGTACGGGCCATCGATCGCCGCGAACGGCACTTCGCCGGATCATGCCCAACCGTCACAGGGTGGGACGCTAATGGTCGCGTCATCGAATGTGGGGAAATCCTCTACGACGAATACGGCAGCAGGACAGTCGATTGCCCGTCCTGCGGGCAGGAAATCGACGTAAAACGCAACCAGGTACGGGCGCTGGCCAGCCGCGACCTCATGCCCGCAGACACGCTGCTGGACGCGCTGGCCAACGCCGGGGAATCAGTGCAGGCCGACCGAATCGAGCGCTGGATAGCCATCAAACGACTACGGCCACGCGGCTACATGCACCAAGGAAAGTTCGTCAAAACCCGTGTGCAAGAGGCAGATAACGCCCTGTACAGCTTCGAGACCGCCCGCAGGCTGCTACGAAAAGACAACCGGCACAACGCACGTCAGAAAGTCAACCGATGAACAAGGGAGAGAACATGACCACCACTACCGACCCCGATGTCGGGCGAGGACTGTACGGCAAATACCGCGTCGAAAAGGCCAACGGCAAGCCAGTCGGTGAGTGCTTCGTACTGGAGGCCCACGACCGACACGCAATCGCAGCAGTGCGCGCCTATGCGGACTCCTGCGCCAAGGATTACCCCAGCCTTGCAACTGATCTCGTGACAATGGCCGGACGGTGGGAAGACGACGAACAGGACCAGCCCCGCATCGAACCGCCCCAGTGCAGCGAGTGTGGCCGCAGCCGCACATTACGAGATGCATACGACTACAACCCGATTCAGGTCGTAACCGGTCAGCGCCTCGGCTGGTATTCAGCCGAGGATGGCGAGATGTGCCCCGAATGCATGGCCGAGCTGATGGGAAGGGTGAACCGATGAAAGACGGAGTATCTACAGGACTTGCGGTTGTAGTGCTCATGCTGGCCGCGTGCTCGCCGGAACTGATGGAGCGTGGGATCGTAACCGGCGGCGAGCATCACAAGCAATGGCTCGAAATGCTGCCAATTACAACATGTTCTGGAAACCCGCCCGTATGCACCACAAGCTACGTCCCGATCAATCACCCCGAGACGTGGACCCTCAAGCTGGATGACGGCAGCCGCAAGGGCCAACGCGATGTCACCGAAGAAGGCTACAAACGCTGCCTGATCGGCGAGACTTGGCCAGATTGCGAGGCCACGGAATGAGTAGCACGCCTGTCGCACTTCACTGGGTCGCCCCCGGATCGCCCCGGCAAGTTCAGGAGGCGCCGTATCGCGGCGGTAGATACCAGATCTACCCATGGAAGGGCGGGTGGACATTCAACCGCACAGACCATCCCCTGTTGCCGAAGTTCGACGGCTGGGCGACCACCGAGTGTGAAGCAATGATGTTGTGTCAGAACGACTACCAGAAAGTCGCACGACTCATAGCCTGGGTTGAGTACATCCTGACCAATGACCCGCCGTCGCCCTGAATTGCGCACGCTAGCCTGATAGCTGGTTCTGTAGCTCAAGAGGTGAGAGCGGGTGAACAAGTCCCCGGTGGAAACGTGCGACACAAGTTCCGGGTGGAAACCAAGATGCGGGATCATGGCCCGCCAGAACCCCTATGTCGGACCCTGGGAGTAGAACCGGCCAATGGACGCATGTAAGGCTATCCGCGAGGTCATCGAGAGCATCCCGAACCTGTTCGGCGTAACCCGGAAGAAGACTATCGGCGCCGAGGGCGAGACCGAGACCATCGTCTACACGCAGGCACAAGTCGCTGACTTGATCGCCTCGATACTGCCCGACAGCCTAAAGACAAAGGGCCACATGGTGATCGGGCCTTTGCCCGTTATCGAGTCGGTGCCCGATCAGCCTCGGCGGCGGTATGTCCGTGTGCCAATCACCTCGCAGCCGTGGTCTGACGGCGCGGTGCGTATCAGGCCGCACGGTGACGAGGTGGTCATTCGCAATGTGCCCGACCGGCTCCACATGCAGGACGTGCCCGCGCTGGCCGCTGCGCTCATGGCCGCCCACTCGACATGGCGACCGACGCGCCGATAGGCCCGTGGGCAACCTGCATGTTTGACGGAAAACACGCCGCCCGAAATCCGCTACGCGGAAATGTCCATTCTGACCTGCTACTATTCCGTTTCGAGTCGCCACCCCCATGCCCGAACCCCTTCGGACCTGGGGGTTTGTTCATTTCCAGCTAACGTCAGTGGAGGTGAGATGACGACCGTTCAACGCAACACCACCACCCGCGACAAGCACCGGCGCATCATCAGACTCGGGCTGGCGCCAAGCCCGTTCGGGCGACACCCGGCCTGCTATCACTGCGGCGAGGACATCGACTACGACGCCCACCACCTCGACCCGCGCAGCTTCACCATCGATCACCTCAAGGCGCTGGCCAAAGGCGGAACCGACACCCTCGACAACATCGTGCCCGCGCACCGTGGATGCAACCGCAACAAGTCCGACAAAGACCTTGACGAGCTGCTACCCGGTGGAGTCACGTTCGTGACCGAACGCTGCTGGTGGTAGGGCGATGGACGAACGACGCGCCGCCGCATACCAGAGGCTCGATGAAGTGGTTCGCGAACTGACCGCGATCACCGAAGACGAAAGCGACGACGGCCAGCCCCGATACACGGCCACCGATTACGTGCTCATCGTTGGTGCGCAGACAATCGACAACGACGGCGATCGCGTCGGATACGTCACCGTCTATCCGCAGGGCGGTTCGCAACCGTCGTACATCACCACAGGTCTTGTGGCTCAGGCCCAGGGTCTTCTCGCGGGCCTCGCCCGCTGGCTGATCGAACGCTGGACCGACCCCCTGGGGGACTGGACCCGAGGGGTCTGGCGCCCGCCCCTCATGGCTTAGGCGACCGCCCCCCCTGGCCGATTTTGTTTCGGGGTCGTTGGCCCCTGTGAAATCTCGTTTTTTGTTGACCACAAGGGCGATTCACCGAGGGTGAAACCGGCTGACCCGTATTTCGCTTCGGCACAGGCGATCTGAGAGCCCGAAAAGGAGGCCGTCATGCAACTTACGCCCGTCGATTCCGCAGCAGGCGGCGCACCGCTGCCTGCTGGACTGACCAAGGATGGTTCAGGCCAATCGCTGTGGCGCTCCATCGTGGACGACTACACACTACGGCCCGATGAGCTGCGGCTGCTGGCCGATGCGTGCGAGCTGGCCGACCGTATCGACTACCGCAAGCAGCGCGCTGACGAGCTGCACCGCGAGGTGGGCGAGAACCTGCTTATCCGTGGTTCGACCCGCCAGCTTGTCAGGAACCCACTGATTGATGAGGCCCGCCAGGAGTTGGCCGAGCAGCGCAAGGACCGTATCGCGCTCAACGATCTACTAGCCCGGCTCAAGCTGCCGGATCTGGACCCCGACCGCGACGGCGACGACCAGGGCCGTGACGGCGCCAGCTCCGGTGCGAAGCGATCGGCCTCGGCGTAATGGCGACCCGGCGCCACTCACGCCGCCCGGCCGGGGCGAGTCATATCCGCGTGGTCAGTGACGACGAGCGCGCACCCGCCCCGGCACACAACGACCCCGAGCCGTCCCCGAGCGATGGCGCGGCGCAATCGCCCGAGGCCGCGACGGCACCTGCTGACGGTCAGATGTCGCTGGCCGATGCGGTCGCCGGTGGCGACTATCAGCAGATTTTGCAGGCCCAGGCGCGGGACATCATTCGGGACCTGGCGGCTGCGACCGGGGCGTCTAAGGCCGCGCTACACGGGCGCTTGATGACCATCTCCAAGGAAATCGAGAGCCTGAAAGCGGCGCCGGGCGGCGAAAAGTCCGTAGTGGCAACCACCGACGATGAGCCCTGGGACAGCACGGCTCTCTGAGGTCGCACGGCACGTCATCGCCCCGGCCGGGATCGTTTCGACCGGCTGGCCAGCGGTGCGCGACACCTGCAAGCGGCTCGGTTGGGAGTTCGACGGCTGGCAGGACGGCGCGGGCCGACTAATCCTCGGTAAGCGGGCCGATGGCCTGTACGCCGCCGACACGATCGTGTTGTCCATCCCGCGCCAGGTCGGCAAAACCTACCTGGTGGCGTGCATCATCTTCGCGCTATGCCTGATTCACCCCGGTTTGACGGTGATCTGGACAGCACACAGAAAGACCACTGCCGCAGAGACTTTCGAATCGTTCGACGGGATGGCGGCACGCCCCAAGGTCGATCCACACATTGAAGCGGTCCATCGCGCGCGCGGCGATGAAAAGATAATGTTCACCAACGGGTCACGAATCCTGTTCGGCGCCCGTGAATCTGGCTTCGGTCGCGGATTCGCCAACGTGGACATTCTTGTGTTCGATGAGGCGCAGATCATGACCGAGGGAACCCTCGAGGACATGGCCGCAGCGCAGAACGTGGCCGAGAACCCGCTGACGTTCATGATGGGCACACCGCCGAGGCCCAAAGACCCCGGCGAAGTGTTCACCATGCACCGCCAAGAAGCACTCGACACGCTCACCGACGAGACCGCACGCGAGACCAACGAAACGGCGTACATCGAGCTCTCCGCCGATCGGGGATGCAACCCGATGGATCGGGCGCAGTGGCGCAAGGCCAATGCCTCATTCCCGCATCGCACTTCCGAGCGCGCCATGTTGCGTCTGCGTAAGAAACTCAAGTCGTTGGAGTCCTGGTGCCGTGAGGCCCTGGGCATCTGGGATGAGATCTCGGTACATCAGCCCGTGGTCACGCGCGAGGCGTGGGGCGATCTGATCGACGTAGGCCCCGGCCACCGGATTGCCCCGGACGGTATCGGTGTCGATATGTCCCACGGGCTACAAATCTCGGTCAACGCCTGCTGGATCGAAGATGAATCGGCACACATCGAAGAGATTTGGGCCGGAACCGATGTGGCAGCGGCGACCGCCTGGACCGCCAAGGCCGCGGGCCGACGAATCGAGGTCGTGATCGATGACCTGTCGCCAGCGGCGCAGATGATCCCCGGCCTAAAGGCCCTCGGTGTCAACGTCCGCCGATCTACTGCCCGAGACATGACCAAAGGCTGCGGGCTGATAGCGAGCCGCATCAAGGCCCACACGCTCACCCATGGTGACCAAAAGTCTGTCACGTCAGCCATTCTCAACGCCATCCGCCGAAAGATTGGTGATGCCGGTGGCTGGGGCTGGGACCGGCGCGACTCAACGGTGGTCATCCACCCGATCGTGGCCGCAACCCTGGCGCTGCTGGCCGCGACAACCAAACGTAAACCCCCAGCGGGCGATAGCTCGCGAGGACGAGAGGCGGTGGTGCTGTGAAGGTTTCAAAGATCACCCTTCCGGACTTCACGAACGATGAAAATGCCTTGCTGAATGGGCTTTTGCAGCAGCTGGCCGACTGCCAGCCGAACAACTATCTGCGCGCCTCGTACTACGACGGCAAGCGCGCCATCAAGAAGGTGGGCGAGGTAATCCCGCGTCAGTACTACAAGCTGGGGCTAGTGCTCGGATGGTCGGGCAAGGCCGTGGACGTACTGGCGCGCCGCTGCAACCTCGATGGCTACGTGTGGCCCGGCGGGGATCTTGACTCGCTGGGGTTCCAGGAGGTTTGGGACGACAACTTTTTCGGCGCAGAATCCAGCAGCGCCACAATCTCCTCACTGATCCATGGCCCCGCGTTCCTGATCAATACCGGGGGCGGCGACGATGAACCGAAGTCGCTGATCCACGTCAAGGACGCGCTTAACGCCACCGGCGATTGGAACTCGCGCACCCGGCGCCTGGACAACCTGCTGTCAATCATTGCGTGGGACGAGGATTCGCGGCCACGAGAACTCGCGCTTTATCTGCGAAACAGAACGGCAGTGGCCAGGAAAGACGGGCGGCGCTGGGAAGTTCAGTGGAGCCAACACACCCTCGGTGTACCCGCCGAGGCCCTGGTCTACAAGCCACGAGTAGGGCGACCGTTCGGGTCCTCGCGCATCTCGCGCCCGGTGCGCTCGATTCACGACCGCGCGTTGCGCGTGCTGATCCGCACCGAGGGGCACGCGGACATTTTCAGCTATCCCGAGCTGTGGATGCTCGGCGCCGACACGTCCATATTCAAGAACCCGGACGGCTCCCTTAAGCCCTCCTGGAAGGTAATGCTGGGGCGCATCAAGGGAATCCCGGACGACGATAAAGCCGACCCCAAGAACGCCCGCGCCGACATCAAGCAGTTTCAGGCCGCGAGTCCACAGCCGCATACCGACCTCATGGAACAGTGCGCCAACGAGTTCGCGGGCGAAACTGACCTGCCCGTCTCGGCGCTCGGGGTGCAGGCCAAGACCAACACCACGACCGCCGACGGCTCCGACAACGCCGAAAAGCAGCTGATTGCCGAGGCCGAAGGCGCGACCGATGATTGGTCACCGGCATTTCGCCGAGCCATGATGCGCGCGCTGGCCATCAAGAACAACGAGAATCAGATTCCCGCCGCCTGGCGCTCGATCGACACCAAATGGCGTAACCCCGCCTACATTTCGCGTTCGGCACAAGCCGACGCCGGGCTCAAACAGCTCTCAGCGATCCCGTGGCTTGCTGAGACCGAGGTCGGCTTGGAACTGCTGGGACTTTCGAGACAGGACATCGACCGCGCCCTGGCCGAACGCGACCGCGCCCAGCGCGCCCGCCAGGTCACCTCGCTGGTGGACAAGCTCACCGGCGCCCCGATCCCCGACCCGGCGCCGGGCACCGCCGAGCAGGCCGCACAGCAGGCGATCGGCAATGGTTCACGCGGTCTCTGAGTTCCAAGGGCTACTCGCGGCGCTGGGCGCCGAGCAAGCCGCACAGCTCGCGCGGCTACTGGCACGCACCGACCGGCTCGACCAGGGCGAGCTGCTGGCATTCATCACCGACGCCTACCCCGAGGCCATCGCACCGTTCCTGAGTGCCGCCGCCCTGCTGACAGCCCAGTGGTACGACCAACAGCCGACCACCTCGACCTACACCGCCGCCCCCGCAGAACTCACCCCTGCCGCACAGCTGGCCGTCTCCGGGCGCTGGGCGATGCTGCAAACCACCCCATTGGACGCCCTTACCGGAAGCGCTGCCCGCGCCCTGTTCAACGCCTCACGAGACACCGTGCTCACCAACGTGATGGCAGAGCCCGGCGCGCGATGGGCGCGGCACGCCTCGGCCAACGCCTGCTCGTTTTGCCGGCTCATGGCCACCAGGGGCGCCGTCTACACCTCGGAAGCCTCGGCCACCAAAGTCACTGGGCGCGGCGCGAACCTGGAACGCTCCGACCGGCGCGCGATCGCGGCCGGGCAGATGAGCAGCGACGAAGCCCTGCAACGCCGCTCGGTGTACCGCTCCCAGCGTCTCGCGGCCAAGGCCGGTAAACGGGTTGGCGACAGCCGAATCGGCGCACGGCGCGGCACCCGCGCCCTGGGCGAGAAATACCACGACCGCTGCCACTGCATCGCGGTCATGGTGCGCCCCGGAAACACCTACCAGCCACCGCCCTACGTCGAGCAATGGGAACGCGACTACCTCGACGCGGTGGACGCGACCCGCGCAGCCGGGCAAACCAAAGGCAAGTACGGCGCCATCGACCTGACCGCCGTCATCCGCCACATGGACCACGCCCACCACTAACCGGCGCCCGCACGCGCCCCGCAAGCCCCCTTGGCCGAAACGGCCGAGGACAACCCGAAATGGGAGACAACCGCATGTCCGAAAACACCACCCTGCCCGTACACCCGATCACCGGACTACAGGCCATTGGATTCACCCGACGCGGCCCCGTGTGGCCGGTCATGGGCGCCTCCGAGCCGCCTGCTGAGGGAACCGAAACGGAACCCCAGGGCGGCGAGCAGCAACAGGAATCCGCCGAGGGGATCGAAACCGAACCCCAGGACGGAGAACAGCAACAGCATTCCGGCGAGGGAACTGAAACGGAACCCCAAGGCGGAGAACCACAACAGCAGTCGGCAGTCTTGCCGGATGATCACCCGTTGGTTAAGACGTTGGAAGCCAACAAGACCGAAATCCGTCAACTGAGGGCCAAGGTCCAACGCCTGGCCGAAGCTGAGGCCGAGGCGGCGCAAGTTCCTTCACGTGTTGCCGGTCTGCTCAAAGGGCATGTGGTGTCACTGCACCAGATTGACGGCGAAGACGCCGAGCTGTTCCTGACTGCCGATGAACCCGAATTGCTACTCAAGCAAGTCACTCGCCTGCTTAGCCGTGAAGGCAAACAGGGCCGACCCAACCATGTACCCGGCGAGGGCACCAACGGGCGCGTGAAGCCGAGCAGCATGCAGCAGTTCTTTGACGAGCTGTCCGGCCAAACAAGCTGACAACAAAGGAGATAAAGAAATGACCGTACAGAGTACTGACCTACTTCTGCCCACCGAGATTGCCAATGGCATTGTGGAAAAGGCTAAGACCAGCTCCACCATCGTGGCGCTCTCGGCGCAGGAGGCGCAGCGATTCGGGAAGGTCGAAATCATCACGTTCGATGACGACCTGACGGCCGAGTTCGTGGAGGAGTCGGGGGCCAAGGGCTCCGATGACGCCAAGCCCGATCACGTGACCGCCTTGCCGCACAAGGCGGTCGTGCAGATGCGGACCTCGGACGAATTCAAATGGGCCGATGAGGATTACAAGCTGGACATCTTCAAGAAGTACGAGGAGAAGTGCGCCCGAGCCCTGGCCCGTGCCTTGGACCTGGGCCTGTATTACCGCATCAACCCGCGCACCGGCAACGCCCTCACCGCGTGGACGAACTACCTGAACGCCACCACCAAGCGTGTGGAGATCACCGCGACCTCTCAGCCCGATCTGGATTTCGAGGCCGCTGCTGGTCTGGTCATCGAGGACGGCTACAGCGTCAACGGGGTTGCCTTCGATCCTAAGTACGCGTGGAAGCTGGCCACCGCGCGATACCCCGACGGCCGAAAGAAGTACCCTGAACTTGGTCTCGGCGAGGGTATTTCGTCGTTCGAGGGCGTGCCCGCGGCGGTGTCGTCCACCGTCTCAGGTAAGGCCAAGGACGGCGATGCCACCGATAACCTGGTACGCGCCATCCTCGGCAACTTCCGCAGCGGTATCCGCTGGGGTGTCCAGCGTGAATTCCCCTTCAAGATCCTCGAATACGGCGACCCGGACAACAAGGGCCGCGACCTGGCGGGCCACAACGAAATCCTGCTGCGCACGGAAATCGTCTACGGCTGGTACGTATTCGCTGACGAGTTCGCTGTCATTGAAGATGCGGTGACCCCGTAATGCCGAGGTTCCGCAACACGGTGAGCGGGTCCGTCGTCAACATTGACGACGGGCTCGCTACCCGCCTCGCCATCACCGAGAACCCGGCCTGGGAGCCCCTGATCGAAATCGCCCGCCCGGTAGTGGTGGCACCGGACATTACGGGTGCCGAGGCGGCCTCCCTGATCGACCTCGACCTGGTGGTGTCCTCGGAGACGTTTGCCGCCATCGTCCCCGAGAACACCGCCGCCGCGCCCGCCGAGCCCAAGGCGCCAGCCAAGGGCAAGCCTGCGCGCAAGCCCTCACCTACCGATCCCGAGGGGGCCAAGGATGCCAGCGGTTCAGATCACGACCTCTGATCTGGCGCCGTTCGCCACCATCCCCGAGGTGAAAGCAACGGCGATGATTGCCGACGCGATGGCCATGGCCCTGCTGGTCGCGCCGTGTCTGGATGACCCGCAGCTGACCGGCAAGAAAGCCGCAGCGGCCAAGGCGATCATTCGGGGTGCGATCCTGCGCTGGCATGAGGCCGGGTCGGGGGCTCTGACACAAAAGCAGCAGAGCGCCGGGCCGTTCGCTCAGTCCGAAACCTACGACACCCGCCAGATACGGCGGGCGATGTACTGGCCCAGCGAAATTGAACAGCTGCAATCGATTTGCCGCGCCGACGATGACGCCTCGGGTGGCGCCTGGGGGTACGACGTGCTCGGCGCGTGCGGGCCGTCGCACTCCCCGGTGTGCACGCTGAACATGGGCGGCACCTACTGCTCATGCGGGGCCAATCTGACCCACAACGAGCCGCTATGGGAGGCCACCAGCGATGACTAGCTTTCCGCTGCCCTTCAAATGCGAACAGCACGCGTACGTCCCTGGCGCCGACAATAGCCACGGAAACCCCGATGCCCAGTGGGCCGAGCCGGTAGAGCGCGACTGTTTCTGGTGGGACCCGGATTCGACGGAAACGCCGACGCCGCCGACCGCAGGAACACGCGCCCTGGCCGACCGCTACCTGGCCGTGGACGCCGCCGTGGCGGTCGATCACCGCGACAAATTCACCGTCAACGACCAAGAGTTCACCGTCACCGGACTGGCCCAGGATTTCAACCATGGACCGTTCGGATTCTCCCCGGATCGTCTGGTCATCGAACTGAAATGGGTGGGGTGATATGGCCGTGAAGTACACCGTCAGCTCGGCGACGATCCGCAAAATGATGACCTCAGCCGGGGTGAAAGCCGAAGTGCACGAGCGGGGATTGCGGCTGGCGGCCAACGCCAACGAGGTACCCTCAACCACCTCTCCGGCGCATGACGGCCTGTACTACGAAGCGGTTGAAGCATCCGATGACAAACGCGCCCGTACCCGCGTGCAAACCACCGGCCCGCGCGCAGTCAACCATGAGGCCATCACCCAGGCCCTCCTGCGGGCGGTTTCCGATGCCCGTTGATCTGGTCGAGTTCCCCGACCTCACCGCCCTGGCCCGCGTCATCGCACTGCAAGAACTCGCCGCACGCGGGATCACGGGTATTGGCATCGGCTCGGGCGCAATCGGCGGCAAGCCACTGCCGCAGCGCTACATTCGGCTATACGCCCTGCCCGGCACCGAGCTATGCCGCCGCGTGCACAGCGTCATGATTGTCGGCCAGGTCTACGACACCAACGAAATCCGTAGTTTCGCTACAGCCTCCAAGCTCGGCGCGATCCTGCGCGCCGCCCCTGAAATCGAGCTCGCGGACGACAACCCGATCACCGAGCCATGCGAGCTGCACGGCCCCTACCCATCCACCGATCCTGACCTACCGACGTATGCGCGGTATCAGGTCAATGTGCGCTGGACGGTCCAGTCCAGCATCACCGCATAACACACCAGTCCCAAGGTAAACCCTGTGTCGCAGTCGCGGACGGGGCAATTTGTCGTGCCCACTCGGGCGCACCCCAAGGAGGAAAGATAGTGGCGCACACCAATGTTCGAAACACCGGCGTCTGGGTCCCCAAGCATGCCGGTGGCGTATTCCGATACCCGCTGGGCACACCCCTGCCCACCGACCCGTGGAGCCCCCGGCCCGTCGTCCCCGGCTGGGACCCGCGCCTGGGCGGCTGCGACGACACCGGGGTCACATGGAACATCAAGCGCGACAAGGACCCTAAGAAGGATTGGAACGGCGACAAGGTCCGCATCGTGCAGACCGGCAAAGACGACACCTGGAAACTGAAATACATCGAGCCCAAGAACCCGCGCGTGATGGAAGAGTATTTCGGCAAGGCCAACGTGACTGTCACCGAGGCCACCACACAGCACGGAACACTGATCGCGGCGGTGTCCAATTCCGATGTCTTGCCGCACTTCTCATACATCGTGGATGTGTTCGACGGCGCGGTGCGCAAACGGCGCTGCATTCCCGATGCGCAGGTGAGCGAAAACGGTGACGAGCTGTGGCAGTCCAAGGACTGGACCGCCCTGGAGTTCACCTATGACCTATTCCCGGATTTGGCGGGCAATACGTTCTACGACTACACCGAGTTGGACGACAAGCTGATCGAGGCCACCTACCTGGTGACGCTGGCCGGTACGCCGACCGCTGGCAGCTTCGATTTCGTGGTGGCCGGGCAGCCCGCCGAAATCGCCTACAACACCACGGAGGCCGCGTTTCAAACGGCCGTGTCCGCGCTGCCGAACATCAAGGCCGCAACGGTCACCGGCAGTGCCGGTGGCCCCTTCACGGTCAAGGTCACCACAGCCGGTGTGGCGCCGGTGTCTGTCGATGGCACGGACCTGACCGGCGGCACGGTGTCTGTCAGCATCGCGCCGTAGCTGCCCCCTCTGGACCCCACCGGCCGCCGTTTAACACCTTGGGCGGCGGCCGGTGGTCACAGGAAAAACCAAGGTGAGACAAGGTGATGTGACATGACAAAGAGCAAGAGACTCGGCCCGCTGGATGAGTCGGGGATGCACACCGTTATCGAGACCGACGAGGCAACCCCGGAGGCCACCGAGACCACGGACGGCCCGGCCAACGATGCGCCGCACAAGCCGCTGCCGGGCGATGCGGAGTACGACTGGTCGGCACACTACGGTGAAGATGTCGAGTTGTACCGGCACACCTTCCGCGACGGAACAGTGGTGGCGCTGCGCCCATTCGGGTCAGCGTTCTCCAAGACGCTGCTGTGGAAACTCCGTAACGCCGAGTCTGAGGCCGAGGTGCAGTTCACGGCCATCATGCGCGGCGGATGCCCTGCCGTTGATGTCGTGCTGGACCGGGTAGCTGCCGCAGCGCTCGACGCCGATGACTACGAGTACGACCCGATCGATGACCTGTTCGGGTCGTGGATGAAAGCGGGCACCAGCACCACCGAAGACGCCGATGATGGTCTGTCACTGGGAAAATCCGCGAGCTAGCCGACATCGTCTTTGAACATATCGACGCCATCGAACGCGATCTGTTCTCAGATAATCGGGTATTTGAAGACCTCGGCTGGCGCGGCTTGTGGGCCTATGTCACCGCCGCGCCACCGGGGACCGCGATCCACCACGCCCGATCCGAGGGCATGTCGATTGAAGCCCAGCTCGGCGCCGAACTGCTCAACGAGCTTTCGGAACTGCATTGGCGTTACAACGCAGTGCATTTCGAGGGCGGATCAAAGATTGCGTTCCCAGAACGCTTGTCGTTGCGCGAGTTGATCTATGGCCGTGAGCCGGTTGAAGAGATCGATTACGACGCGCACATAGCCAACACCGAGGTGGACCCCAGGGTCCGCGCGATGCTGCAAGGAGGTTGATTCAGCCATGCCTGAGATAGAAACCCTCTGGATACCCCTTGCGGTCACGGGTAAGAACCTCAAACGCGACATGGAGCGCGAGGTCACCGGCGTCGGAACGCACGGCGGTAACAAGATCGCCAAAGAGATGGAGGACGCCACCGGCAAAGGCGCTAAACGTGCTGCGGCGCAGATCGACCGGAGCCTGGGCCGCAGCCTGGGCGAGAGGACCGGCGCCGCACTGGGTACCGCGCTCGGTGTGGGGCTGCGTCCGGTCGTCGGGACCGTGCAGCGCCTCGGCGGCGAGGCTGGCCGCCAGTGGGTACAGAAGTTCTCCCAGCAGCTCGCCAGCGCAAAAGTCAACGCCCCCAAGGTCAACGCACCGATCAACGTCGATCTACCGGGCAGCAGCGGCGGGGGCAGTGGGCTCGCGGCGGCGGGCATGCTGGGGGCCATCACCCGCGTCGCTGGCCCCGCCGCGATCGCGCTCGGGGTCACCGGCTTGGCGTACAAGACACTCTCGGCCGGGTTCGACCGCGCGAAAAGCCTTGACGCCACCCGGTTTAAGTTGCAGGCGCTCGGCAATGACGCGGCGGCGGTCACCGCGATCATGAACGCCGCGCAGGGCTCAGTGAAGGGCACCGCGTTCTCGCTGGACGCGGCGGCCTCCACGGCGGCCACAGCGGTCGCAGCCGGGGTCAAGCCCGGCGAGGACCTGGCCAAGTACCTGGGCACGGTGGCCGACGCGGCGGCGATCGCGGGCGCCGACCTGGGCGATATGGGCCACATCTTCAACAAGGTGCAGACCTCGGGCAAGGCGATGACCGATGACCTGAACATGTTGGGCGATAGGGGATTGCCGATCTTCGCGTGGCTGCAAAAGGAATACAAGGTCACCGGCGCCGAGCTGTCCAAGATGGTGGAGAAGGGTCAAGTCGACGCCGCCACATTCCAGAAGGTCATCGCCGAGAACGTCGGCGGTGCGGCCAAGAAGATGGGCGGAACATTCGAGGGCTCGGTCAAGAACATGGGCGCCGCGCTCGGGCGCCTCGGTGAGGCGTTCATTTCCCCGTTCCTGGGCAGCGGAACCGACGCCCTCGGCCAAATCACAATCGGCATTGACAAGGTGGCCGGGTTCATCAAGGAGCACCAGCCTGAAATCATCCGGTTCGCCGCCGCTGTCGGGACCGGGTTCACCTCCATGGCGGGCTCTATCGCGCGCGGTCTGGGCAACGGGCTGCGGTTCATCGCCCGCTTCGTGGACGGCATCAAAACCGCCTCCAGCGGTATCGGCGGGTTCTTCTCAGCCTTGGGCCTGACCGGCATCGGGGATGCGTTGCAGCGCTGGGGCTCTGATCGCAGCGTCAACGACTGGCTGCGCGATGCGGCCAAGTCCGTGGATGACTTCGGGAACCGGGCCACTGCCGCCTCGGACCGGATCGCCAAGTGGGGTGAGGACACCGCCGAAACCACCAAGATCGTCAATGCTCTTGGGGCTGCGGTGCAGGAGGTTCCCGACACCCACGAAATCGTCCTGACGGACAACTCGCCCGAGCAGATCGCCAAGCTGAACGCCATCGGTTACACCGTCAAGACGATGCCTGACGGCAAGAACCTAGTTATCCGGGTCGATGACAGTGACGCCGCTGAACGCATGCGGGCGCTGCGCGCTGAACTCGAGGATTTGGTCAGCCACCCCAAGACGGTCAAGGTCACCACCGAGTTCGCGCAGAACGCGGCCAGCGCCCAACCGGTCATCCCGACCACCTCGGCCCCGTCTGGGCCGTTCCCGTTCGCCACCAACCTGCTGCCACGCATGTTCGGGGCCATCGCCATGGCCTCCGGTGGGCTGCGATTCATCAACAAACCGGCCTACGCCGACATCTACGCCGGGCGCGGGGCGGGCACGATTTTCGCCGAGCAAGAAACTGGCGGCGAGGCATACATTCCGCTGGCGCCGTCCAAGCGCTCCCGCAGCACCGCGATCCTGCGCGAGGTGATGCGGATATTCGGCATCAACAGCTTCGCAGGCGGCGGCATCAGCGTCGACGAACTCAAGGCCATGGCCAGCGGTATCGAGGGACAGACCTACGGCTGGGGTGCCCCGGCCGGGCCGAACTCGGATTGCTCGGGTACCCAATCGTGGCTGGCCAACATGATCAGCGGCGGCACCGGACGCTTCGCCACCGCCTCACAAGGCGGCGCGTTGGCGGCACGCGGGTTTCAAATGGGTGACCCGCCACCGGGTATCGCCGCGTACTGGATCGGCTGGAAAAACGGCGGGCCAGGCGGCGGGCACACCGCGGGCACCATCGTTGACCCCGAGGGCGGCAACGTCAACGTCGAGATGGGCGGCAAGCGCGGTAACGGTCAGTTCGGTGGCGGCGCGGCCGGTGCGCGTGACTTCCCGAGCCGGGCGTGGATCGCGCTGGCCGCAGGCGATAACGGGCAAACCACAGGGGGCGGCGGCGCCTCCCCGTCACAGGTGATGTCCGCGCAGTCCTCGGTGCGGCGCACCAAGGCCGCCACAGCCGCAGCGCAGAAAGACCTCGATGACGCGAACGCCGAACTGAACTCGGCCCCCGATGACAAGAAACGCGCTGCCGCTGAGAAGAAACGCGACAACGCCCAACGGCGCCTGGATTCGGCCAAAGACCGCCAGGCCGTCGCCGAACAGCGCCTCTCTGAGGTCTTGGACAAGAAAGCCAAGGGCACCAACAAGGAGGTGGGCGATGCGGGCAGCGGCATGGGCCAAGGGCTCGGTGCGGGCATCATCTCCGGCCTATTCCAAGGACTCGGTATCGATGGCTCGGTGTTCTCCAACCCGATGGACTGGCCCAACGTCAAGTCCGGTATGGCGGCGCTGAACTGGGGTCTGAACTTCGCCCAAAAATGGGCCGGCGCAGGAGCCCAAGACGGCGGTAGCGGCCAGATCCCCGGCGCGGGTACCGAATTGAACTTCGGCGGCGAGGTCGCAGACGGCATGCTCGGCGGCCTGGGCTTGAGCGCACCCAAGGAGCCCGCCCCGGCAACTGCAACCGCACCCGCCCCGGTCGGCGGCGGCGATACCTACAACCTGTCCGGTGTTTCACCAAAGGAGATCATGCCCAAACTTGAAGCGCGTTCATTCGCGGCCAGCCAGCGCAACCTGGGCACCAGGCGGCCATCATGAGCGCAAGTAAATGGCTCAAGTACGACCCGATCCTGGATCGCGCCGCGCAGCCCTCATTTGCGACCTGGACCGACCGGGACATGGGTCTGTACGCTTCGCAGCTGCAATCTGATCAAACCAAACGGGTCTATGTGTCCCCGGACGGGCAGCGCATCTACAACCTGGCGGGCGGATTCAAAGGCAACCGGGGCGTGGTGCAGGCACCGGGCATGAAGGGTGCCACCGGCGTCGCATTCGATCAGCTGTACTCATCGGGGCCGTGGATGCTCGGCGAAGAGCCTGAGCGCACCGACTACCGCAAGCGGGTCTTGAACCTTGCGCTGCATTTCGCCCCGCACATCAACGCCGTGTCGAAACTGCGCTACCCGGACACCGGTATAGCGCTAGAACAGATTCAGGCCCAATGGTGGCGGGACTGGCCCGAAGACGTTGATCTGCCCATGGGTTTCATGGGCGAGTTCACCCGCTACGACGGCTGGCACTGGATACGGGTCCGCAACGGTGAACCCAATTTCGATACCGTCGAGATTGACCCGCGCGCGTACGGAAACTATTACGCCACAGCGTCCATGACGATTCACTGCCCGTTCCCGTTCTACTCCAAGCGGGCATTGACCCGCGAGTGGCGCAATGACGCGGCCAACGCCGTGATCAACGGGCGCAACCACGGCATCCTGCGGCTACCCAACAAAGGCGACTACGAGCAGCATCCGAAATACATTGTGGAAGGCGCCGGGAAGGTGTCGATTCAGGACGGATTGACCGACCGCATGGTGGAAATCGAAATCTTCCCCTCGGACGGCATGGTGCTCGTGGACACCGACCCGTCGGCGCGAACCCTTACCTCCGAACATGATCCGATCGACAACGCGCTGTGGAAACTGATCCGCAACAGCGACATCCTTGACTTCATCCTCGGGGACATCACCAACGCCCGTGCCGGTGTCCCGATCGGGCGCCGCGTGCCGGGCGGGGTTGGGTTCATGTCCCCGATTCCCTCCGAAACGATGGCCAATATCAAAGTGACGCACACCAATCCGGCAGGCAAGATCACCATGGTCATGTCGCAGTGGTACCGGCGCGGGGTCGCCTGATGTGGACCCCTGGCGGTCGCCGTGTCATCACCGCGCCCTCCGATCCGATCACCAAGTACCGGCTATTGGACGGTCGGCGCGAGATATGGCGTCGCGCAGCCAAACAGCCGCCCCTGTTGCGGGTCCTGGATAAGCAGCTCAAGTATCTGGGCACGCTGCGCGGGCAGGTCCGTGAAGGCGATTGGGAACGGCTCTGTGATGACACCGGTGTCGGCAAAATCCGGGTACGCCGCGATGATTGGCTGGCCGACCTCATGGCCCGTGGCACCCGCTACACCGAGGACCTGCACCTGGCAATCGACCCCAACCCCAACATCCGTTCCTGGAGAACCCGTCTCGGGTACCGGATTCAATCGGTGGTCGCGGTCAAAGATGAGGACGGCACCCACTGGGTTGACCTGGAACTGATTTCGCTGCGCGAGCACGCCAAGCACATCGCCCTCATTCCGACACCCATCTCAGCCCCGGAGTTTCAGCCCCTCAAGGCGTGGGTGTGGTTGCAGAACTTCCGCTCGGGCATGGCGTTCACCACGTTCTTGAACCTGCTGCGCACGTTCTGGCCGTTCCTGGCGTTGCCGACCTCATGGGCCGACCCGGTGCACTGGCTGACCACCCGCGCCGGGAACCTCTCACCGCTGCATTGGCCGATCCAAGTCCAATATGTCAACGTAGCCCTGGATACCTCGCGGATTGTGCCGATCGCCGCCAAAGCGCAAATGCTGCACGATATTCACGCCCCGCTCGGCGAAGACACCGGTGTGGTCCTGATGGACTATCTATGGCTAGAAGAGGACGACACCAGCCCGCACCCTGAACTCGCCGCGCTCGTGGGCGAGAAACTGGCGCGGCCCACCCGCAACTGTGTGGTGCTCGCCTTTGAGCAGAAGGACGGGATTGTCGGCCCCACCGGAACGGCATTCGACGGCGCTCTGAACGCTGTCGGCGCGATCTTGGATGACACCATCACCGAGGTCATTCTCCCGTTGGATCAGGATGGCGACGGCCTGACCGATCCGTTCTTTCGGCGCCTGCTCGGGGTGGCCCCGGATAGGCCCTCGCTGGTGTGGCGCGAGTGCAAGCACTCGGGCATCATCACCAGCGCTCACCGCATGCAGCGTGGCACTGCCCGCACCGTTTGGACCGGATCTCACAGCCCGACAATCCTTAACCAGGCCATCACTTTTGGTGTGCGGTATGCGCTCGCGCAATTGGAACAGGTGATCCCGTATCCGGGCTCGGCGTATCAACAGCCGGGCACCTCTGGGTTGGACAACATCTACCAAGGCCAGCTAGATGACATCTTCTTCGCCTGGCAAAAGTGGACGAATCCTAAAGTGGCGCTGTGGCTTAATGACTACGCCCTGATCGATCACGTCGAGCCAGGCAACGGTATCGCCTGGGTGGTCTCCAGTGCGTTGACGATCCGCCAGGGCATGAGCAAGACCATGCCCAAGGTCGCGTTCACCATGACCACCCGCGACGGACACCCCCACGTGTACGGATTCGACTACCTGGTGGGCGATCGCGGCATGTGGGAAGTCGATTCCATCTACTACGTCAACAACATTCGCGGCATGAAGTGGTCCGTGACCGACAAAACCCCGATGACACATAGCCTCACCATCGGCAAGGCCCGCGACCATGACCCGTTCGAGGCGGGCATGAAAGCTCTCGCGGACGGCTGGAACGCCATCGGCTCACTCATCGGCGGCGCCGCGATCGCGGCCTAACCCACCACATCCAACACCCACCCCCGGCGCCAGCTGCGGGGTCATTCGTCATACCCCCAAGGAGGGACACATGCAGTGTTGGCAAAACGCCGGCGCACGCCAAAAACCGCCCGTCACCAGCGGCTCCGCGAAAACTCAGCTAAGGACCCGGACCTGGGCGGGACATGCGCATGGCCGCAAGGAACGCATGGACGGTAACGCGGCATGAGCGAACCCAAGCCCAAAGACCCTAAGGCGCGTGAACTGCTTGACGCCGCCGCCCGCATCACCGACGCGCTGGCGTTCGCGCGCGGCCCACGCGGTGAGGTGCTGTACCTGACCGACGACCAGCGGGTCTGCTTCGCCTTCCACCTGGCCCGCGCAGGGGGCGATATCTACCCGGACAAGGCGATCATCAAGCGCCGCGCCCTGCCCGATCGTCCGGGGCAGCTCACGGGAGTTATCGACTGGGTGCCCCTCGATTGGGAAGAGGACCCCGAGGCCCCCGAACCCATCTCAGCGGTCGGGCCGGTCCCGGTGCCGCCCGAGCTGCCCGATTTCGACGCCATGACGCCATGGCACACCAACACACGTATTGAAGGAGATTGGACGTGACCACACCGCTGCCGGGTGCCCCGATACACCTCATGGACTGGCTCAACACCATGCACGTGTTTGGTGTCGTCTCCGACGGCGAGGTGCCCGGTCTGCGCACCTGCACATTCGAGGGCGTCAACGACGACATCGTGGCCACCGTCCCCGTCCTCAAGGGCGACAAGGGCGAAGACGGTTTGCCGTCGCCGGTCGTGGATCTGCATATCGATCCCACCATCACCACGCCGACACAGCTGCCCACCGATCTTGGCCTGGACGACAAGGGCAAAACGTGGTGGATCGGGGATTTGCTCTATGTGTGGATGGGTACCGAATACATCACGCGCCCAGCCGGATACGCCGGACGCCCCGGCCCCACGCCAAAGATGTCGTTCAGTATCGAACTGATCGCGCCAGGTGAAACCAGCGTCGTGATCCCCTCGGGCACCGACCTCAACCCGCATCTGCATTTCAAGATCGCGGCCCCGCGCGGTATCCCTGGTCCCGCCGCCGCGATCCGGGACGCGCTGGACTACAACAACATTCTGCCGCCCACAGACGGGCAGGTTCCGACCTGGGACAGCCAGCAAGGCAAGTGGAAGCCTGAGAGTTTCGTGGGCAAGCGCAGCGGCGCATTCTCGATCCCCGAGGCGGCGTTCACCAACGTCGCAAACGTCATCAATGGCCGTATCCCGATCCTGTCGTATCAGCTGCCGGTGTGGGATTTCCCGGTCAAGCTCGCGGCCACAGGCAAATTCAAGGCGTTCGGTGTTGATCTGAACATCTTGGACCCGTTCAAGATTGGTGCCGAGGTGCGTCTTGGTGACCCGATGAACGGCCAGATCATCGGGCGCGGCAAGGGCACCGTGGCCCAGGAGACCACCGTGACCCCGCACTACTCGACCCCTGGTGAGCCCACGGTGGCCATGACGATGGACAACGAGATAGCCCTGATCAACGCCGGGCAGCAGGCCACTTTGACCGCGAACCTGGTCAACGACGGCCTGATCGGCATGTACGCGTTCAACCGCCAGGACGCCCAACTGTTCGTGCAGTGGTGGGAAGTCTGATGGCTTACACACGCGAGCTGAAAACAGTTGTGCCCGTGCTGATTACCGGGCACACACCGGCCGATGACGAGACGCTGGTGTGGCTGGTGCGTGAGAGTTTCGAACGTGAAGCCGCTAGTGAGCATCTGATGCTCACGGAGTGGTGCGACTGCGGAGACCTGGACCCCGCCGAGGTGTCACCGCAGACCGAACGCGAGGTGTTGAAACGCCCGGCCACCGATTACCGCTGGCGCATGTTCACCGGCACCGCAACGAGGTTGGTCAATGCCAGCATCGATTGACCTGGGGTCGTACCCGGCGATCACCCACCATCCGGCCCAGCGCCTTGACCCCACGCTGCCCCGGCTGCCGCAGTTCGACCCGCAGCAGGTTTTCCAGCAGTGGGCGCAACTGCTCAAGCAGATGACCGGGATCGACCTGTCTAGCTCAGAAGCGTTGTTTACCAGTATCATTGGCAAACTTCAGGAAATTCTCGGGCCGATCTTCGGGGGTATCAATCTCACGGGCGGGCTCACCCCGGAACAAATATGGGCCGCGACGATCGCGAACCCGATCAAGTCGTTGACCGGCGTTGATCTGTCCTCGCCTGCGGCGCTGGTGGCCTCTATCATTCATCTGATCACGGGCGGGAGCAAGTTCCCTGGCGTGCTGGCTATCTCGCGTATCGCCAACGTGATTCAGGACTTGCTCGATGGCGCCGGGGACTTTCTGACCGCCGACAGCGTGACCGATAACCCGTACTGGGACTGGGATTCAGTGATGCCCGGTTTCGTCTCGGGCGGGTCGATCCGGGCGACCGCGAACGGCACGCAACAGGTGATGCGTTCGGAGCCTTTCGAAGTGTTCGGCGGCCAAACGCTGGAGCTGCGGTCAGCGGCGCAATGGACCGGGGCTAGCGCTGCTGCGGGATCGAACCCGGTCAAGGTCGGGTTCACCCCGTTCGACGCGGCGGGCAATCCGCTGGCCGATGTCATTCGCGGCACGCTGCAACCCTCGGGTGATCACGGCTGGCAATGGGTTCCGGTTCAAGATGAATGGCCGGTACCTGCTGGCGTCAAGTACGTCTCGCAGCTGCTCATGCTCGATAGCGGCGCGACTGCGGGCACGTTCTGGTTCTCCAACGCCTCGGCGTGGGCGTCCAACCTGCTGGACCTTCGGTTGGTCAAAGACCTGCGCGAAATGGTCGATGCTGTTGGGGGAGCGGTCAATTCCGGTGTGCACGACATTGAAGAGCGCTTGCAGGCGATCACCGCTGACGGCAAGATCACCGCGACCGAGATTGTCGGCCTGATTCAGCAGGCTCAAGTCTCGGGTTTGGTGATCATCCAAACGGTTCTCAATCAGATCCGCGACGTTGTCAACGGCAACGTGGTCACGCCCATCAACAATATCGTGCAGGACTTCATCGCCTGGTTTGGCCTGAACCAGAACAAGACTCAGAAGCTCACCAGCGGTGGCCACTTGAGCACATCCGATGTCGTCGGCACGTTCGACATGAGCCGGGTCAAGGATCTTGTCGATAACCTCGGCAACATCCTGTCCGGGGTCAAGGACGGCGCCGACGGCGTGGGCACCGGCACCACGGGCGCCATTGGGGACCGCATCAATCAGGCCAAGGACTCGCTACTGGCGCTGCTGGGCCTGTCGCAAGACGCCCTCAAAAGCGCTATCGCCGCACAAACCACCCTGCAAGAGCAGGAGACCGAGCAGAACACCGGCGACGGCAACAGCTACAGTTTCGTGTTCTCCGGGGCAGACGGGGCCGCGCTGAATGCGACCGATTGGACCACCGGCCCCAACCCCGGCGATATCACCATCAGGGGCGACTCGGGATATGCGGGCGTCAAGAACGGCAACCCTGACGGGTACTACTTCGCCAGCCCCAACTACACCTATGCCAGCGACGGACAGTCGGCCTCATTCGTGCTCGGCAACACCCAAAACGGAAACTACTACTCCGGGGTGTTCATTCGCTGCAACGCCGATCGCACCACCGGCGCCTACTGCCTGGCCAAAGAGGGCGAGGTCCGCGTCGGCAAGTTCACCCGCTCGGGCACCAGCTGGACGTTCGCCACACCGATGACCTTTCAAGGCGGGCTATCCTCGGTCAAACAGGGCGCACGTATCGAAATCCGTTGCAGCGGCAACAACTTCTTTGTCCGCGTGAACGGCAAGCCGGTCACCTCAGCGACCGATGTCGCGGGCACCATCGCCGCCGGGCCGGACTATCGATACGCCATGTTCTGTGTTCAGCGGGCAACGTCGTGGTTCACCTACGACTCCTACCGCATCGCAGCATTCGCCATGTCCGATTACAGCCCCTCGGGAGGTAGTGCCACCTTGTCGAACGCGTGGAGCCTAACCCGCTCGTCCACATCGGGTTTCACCTATACCGACCCCATCACCTCAGCGGGCCTGCTACCGGCCTCGTTTTTCACCTTCACCGACTACGCCAATGGCGCCACCATCACCGACCTTGGCCGGGGCGCGGTGACCGTGGACCAAGCCGGGCTCTACAAGCTGGCCACCACGTGTCGCCCATACTCGGCCAAAGGTCCGGTCACCCCGCATTGGTGCCTATACCGCAACGACGTTCAGGTCACCGGCGCCATCGGCCCCGGCGCCGAATTCGAAATCCTGCTCAACGCAGGCGACAAGATCCAACCCGCCCTGATCGTCGTCGACTACGACGTGCGCTCCAACGGCTCCACCGGCTCGGAAACCATCGTCTCGCGCACCATCACCCAAGTCTTCGGCGTGGCCTCCTTCACCGGCCGAAAACTCATCTAACAACCGACACCACAGGAGAACTCACCCATGACCACACCGCAAGCACCCGCCACAGAGGACACCGAGGCTCTAATAGACCCCCCGGCGCCCTCGCCCACCCCGGACCCGCCCGCGCCGCAACAGCCGCAGGAACCGCCCACAGCGCCGCAAACGCAGACGGTGCAAACACCCGAGCCGGGCACCACATTCACCATGCCCGAGCTACCCGGAATCACCTTCACGGTAGTCCGCGGTGGCCTCAACGACGAAGGTAAAACCAACCCCGCCAACTGGATTGAAATCACCGGCACCGACGACGACGGAAACATGGTCTTCCGTGCGGGGTTCGCAGGCCCCTAAATGCCCTGGTCTACAGACCCGAGCATCGCCCCTGGCCGCTCGGGCGGTAAGTGGTACCGGAACCCGCACGTACCGCCACCGGCGCCAACTGGCCGGTGGCACGCGGTAGTCGGACTCGATAGCGCACTGGCGGTGATGTGCGTCGGGCACGTCGAGCTAGTAGCCCTGCAGGCCCTGGGCGTGGTGCTGTCGGTGTACGCCGATCGCGAGCTGGCATTGAGGGCGGTCTACCAGCTGGCGACTAAGCGGCCCGTGTTGGTGACCCGCAATCTGCAACTACAGGCCACGTTCCAACAGGACCTCGCGCTGGCGCTGACCATGGAGCGGGCACTGTTCCTGGCCAAAGTGATCGGCGCGGACCTCAGTAGCGCACTGGAGATGACCGGCACCATCGGCTTGCAACGCGTGGCCGCGATCGATCTGACGCGCAACCTCACCGCGCCCCGCTCGATCAGTTTCGACAAGCTGCTGCCCGTTGGCCTCACACGCACCGTGGCGATGTCCTCGGCGCTGGTGACCGAACGCGTCGCCAAGATCGACGCCGCCCTGTCAGTAACCACGGCGCGGGCATGCAGCCTCGGCTATCCGCCAGGCGGGCTGCCCACGCTGGCCACCTACACCACGGCCGGGGCGTTCACCCACAACATCGTGCGCAACGCCGACTACATGGACTGCGTTGGATGCGGCGCCGGGGGAGGTGGGGGCGGCGGTGACGGCGGTCTAGGCAGCACAGGACAAGGCGGACGCAAAGGCGGATGGAACAACGCCACCGTCGCCCGCAACATCGATCTGCCTGGATCGGCGCTGACGATCACCGGCACCGTGGGCGCGCCGGGAACTGCGGGCGCCAAAGAGAAAGACGGCGGGCCAGGCGGTGACACCACGTTCTTGGTCAACGGAATCACCACAACGTGTGCCGGTGGGGCAGGCGGTAAAGGCGCCTACGCGGGAAACGGCCTGAACCAGCCCGGCGAGGCTGCGGGCAACACCACCGTCAACGGACAGCCCTACAGCGGCGGCGCACAAGCGGGCACCAACACCAACGGCAACTCACCCGGAGGCGGCGGCGGCCCCGGCTCGGGCGGCGCGTTCGGTATCGCCAACCCCGGACGCGTCGGCGGAACGGGCATAGCACATATCCGGTCGTATCAATAGAAAGGGAAATCCACTATGGCATGGGGCATTTCGGCCTACCTGGCGAACAAACTGCTCGATCACATCTGCCGCAACGTCGTCTACACACCACCGGCGACGGTGTACGCCAAGATGCACACCGGCGATCCCGGCGCGGCCGGAACGGCCAACGCGTCCTCGGTGCCCACCCGCTACGCCTGCGCGTTCAACGCGGCGGCATCCGGGTCGATCACCCAATCCAACACCCCCGAACACACCCTCGGCGCCACGGAAACCATTGCAGGCGTCTCATTCTGGGATACCCCCGGACCCACGGGTGGCAACTTTCTGTGGTCTTCCCAGGCGACCGCGAGCAAGTCGGGGGCTAGCGGAGACATCATCCGCATCAACAGTGACTCACTGACCCTCGCGCCGTTGGCCACGACATGATGCGCCGTCAGCTGCTCGGCGTGGGCGCCCTGTGTCTTGCCCTGTTCGCCGCCGCGTTCCGCCTCGGCTGGTGGGCCTCCGACCAGCTGTCGTCCTACGCCCAAGAGATCGACCCTCGTATTGAAAGGTTGTACACACGATGAAATGGCCACGCAAACAATCTGATTGGCTCATCAACTACATCGCTGACCGGTTCTACGACCGGCTACGCGACCGCCTCCTGGAGGACCTGGCACCTTGGGCCACGCGGCGGGCAATCCGCTGGCGCGTCGGTGATGCGGGCGGCAAGGGCCTGCGCGGCGATACCTACAACCTGTCCGCCAAGACGCTGCACGATTTAACGCTGCACGATTTCCTCGGGGGACCGCAGTGAAGTACTGGCCCCTGGATGCTGGCCGCATCGTCACCTCACCGTTCGGCCCCCGCGACGGCGGCATGCACACCGGGACAGACTTCGGGTTCGTCGGCGGTTCCGGTGGCCGTGCGGTGTACGCCGTGCAGTCAGGCACGGTGATCTATGCCGGTGCCGCCCAAGGCTACGGCGGGCCTGACCCGGCAGGCTGGCTGGTCATCGATTCTGACGATCAGCAAGGTGGCGGCGTATTCGAGTACGGGCACATAGTGCGCGAGGTCGGCGCGGGGGCGAAAGTCGTAGCCGGGCAGCGCATTGGCCGGATCAATCCCGACTCATCCACCAATGGCGGTGTGGCCCCGCACCTGCACCTGTCCTACATGCCCCGCGAGTACAACCCCGCCCGCAAGCAAGACCCCTTACCCGTCCTGGCCGGTGCCGCCGAGCCCGGCCAGCCCACCCAACCATCAGGAGGCAACGCTGTGACCATCTTCGGGATCGACATCAGCAACAACAACGGAGTTGTCGATATCGACCAAGTGAAAGCCGAGGGATTCCAATTCGTTTGGGCCAAGGTGTCCGAGGGCGCGACCTTCCGGGACGTGTTCTGGCCACGTACCCGCGATTGGTGCCGCCGCGTCGGCCTGGCGCTCGCCGGATACCACTACATCCGCGAGGGTGACGCGAATGCCCAGGCTGACAACTTCGTGGCACAGCTTGGAGACAAGTCCATCCCGGCGATGCTCGATTTCGAGGACGGCTCGGGCGGTATCGACAACTTCTGGGCCGTCAAGAACGCCATTGAGGCACGCGGGGTCCGCGTGGCCCTGTCGTACATCCCGCGCTGGTACTGGGAGAAAATCGGCAAGCCCGACCTGTCCAGGGTGCCGGGCCTCATTCAGTCGTCCTACGTCAACGGCACCGCCTACGCCTCGGTGCTCTACCCCGGCGACGACAGCCCACGGTGGGCCGCGTTCGGCGGCAAGACACCCGACATTTTGCAGTTCACCGACAAGGCGCAGGTCGCAGGTAAGAGCCTGGACGCCAACGCATTCCGTGGAACACTGGCTCAGCTCAACGCGCTACTGGGAGCCAAGCCCGAAACGCCGGGCGCCCCGGACTATGAACGCGAGATTTGGGACCAACTGCGCCTGCGCTGGGAAATGCTCGGCTGGCAGACCCTCATCGAGGCATTCGCGGAAGTCCGCGACAAGGTGCTGGGTACTAGCGACCACGGCAAAACCGGAGTGCGGCCATGACCCGGCATGCGCTGCTGTGTTTCCGGGGCACCGGGGGTGAATGGGGCCTGGACTACACATCGCGCGTCGCTCAAGCCTGCTCGGCGCTCGTGGAAGAGATCGATGTCGATGCCCCTGCGACCATGGGTGCCGCGCCCGTGGGAGCTGCCACAGACCCCCTGGCGCCCAGCGGATTCGAATGCGTACACGCCATGGTCGAATGGGCCGTCACATGGGTGCAGAACAACCCCACCCGGACCTTTGGCGTCGCCGCCTACAGCCTCGGCGCGATCGGGGCCGTGGTCTTCGCCCAAGAGTTCAGGCCGGGCGGTCGGCTGCAACGCTACCGGCCAAATTTCCTGTTCGGTGTCACGTTCGGCAACCCGGCCCGCTCCCGTGGCCACACGTTCTACATGGGCGAAGACCCAGGCGGGGAAGGCATCTCCGATATCCGGCTACCCGAAGGCATGTTCGGCGCCGAATGGGCCGACCTCGTGCAGACCGGCGACCTCTACGGCAACGTGCTCGGAAATCCGTTGGTGGTCAAGGTGTGCCGTGACGCCTACGCGCTCGTGATGACCCAGCAGCTCCACGACCCGCTGCGGCTCGTATTCGACATGCTGCCCCTGATCCTGCGGATCGTGGCCGATTCGGTGAACATGCCCCTGTCCATCCCCGGCACCGTCACCTCAGGATTCCTCGGCCTAATCGCCGCGTTCCTGCCGTACCTGCCGGTGGACAACGACAAGACCGCCGCAGCGACCGGGGCCGCAGTACAGGGTATCGGGTTCGCCCTCGCGCAACCTCCCACTGCGCCGCACATCACCTACGAGTTCGCCGAAGTATGGCCCGGAATGACCTACTTCGATTTGGCTGTGCAGCACGTAAACGACTGGGCGGCACGCACTCCCGCGTCCGCTTAACCAACCCATCACAACTGAAAGGATCACAATGCCCAACCCCGTACCCCAAAACGACACCACACGATTGGTGGTCTACGCGGCGATGTTCATTACCGTTTTCGCCGGGACGGTTGCGCTGGTCGCCTTCGGCAAAATGAGCGCCGATGACGCACTGCAATGGATCGTCTCGGGCGCCGGGCTCATAGGCACGGGCCTGGCCAGCCTGAAGATGGCACAGGATCGTAACGGCGGCAACGGGTCGGCCCAGTGATCCTGCCGCCTATACCGCTCGCCGAATGGCCCCCATTGCCTCCGCTGGCCCGCGACGGCTGGGAGCTGGCCACTTGGATTGTCATCGCTCTGGTCGTACTTGTACTCGGGATATACCGCAAGGATCTTCGCGCTGTGCTCCACCAGGTCAAGAACAGCCATGAGACCAACCTCCGTGACGACGTGGACGGCGTTGGAGACCGACTCAACGACGTACTCGACCGGCTCGAAGAGTTCGGCCGCGACCTACGCGGAATGCGCTCCGATATCGGCGGCCTACGCGGCGAACTGAGAGAAGAACGCAAGGACCGCTTGGCATTCGAGCACCAGGTAGCAGAGAAGTTGCGCGACGCTAACTAGCACGGACAACAAGGTGCCCCCGCCCAAACGTGATGAGCGGGGGCACCTTTTCGGCGTTTCTACGCCTTGCTGGATTGACAGTCTGGCACGACGTGATCATTGGTGACCGAGTGTAGGTACCAGACGTTATTGACTTGTGCGAGTTCGATATTCGCCTCGGACGATTCCGGCGCTTCATTGTGCGGATCATCGGCGTACCGATACCAGACGTGAATGTAGGTGTAACACAGTTTCAGCGTGGCGGTTCCGCTACCGATTGCCGTTATATCGACGTTCCCAATCTTGGGATCACTGCGATAATGAGCGAATTCATTCTTGGTGTCATATCCGCCGCCGCGCAACATGTTGATCAACGCAGCGCCGATATCCCCGTTCAAGGCATCGGGCGGAAGGCTGGGATCAACAATGCGGCTCAGCCGGGTCATACCGACCTGGTCTGGGCTGTATTGATTCATGACGGGCCAGATTTCATTGGTGAACCTGGCGATAATGGCCGGGTCTTGGGGTGCGTCTGCGGTGGTCACAATTGGCCTGGTCTCCGTTTCTTGGGTATACGAGCATCCCGCCAATGCGAGGCATGCGAACACAATCAGGGCGACAGCTCTCATCGGCCCGGCACCCGCAATACATCGGCAAAATCCGGCGTGCGGTTTCGCAGATCGTCAACCTGGACGGGCATGCCGGACCCTGGAGCGTTGATGTAGAACCCATTCCCGAGGTACAGGCCGGTGTGCTGCGTTCCGCTTGTCTGTCCGCCGAATACAAGAACGTCTCCCGGCCCGGCCTGACCGTTGTTGATTGAAGTACTGGGGATGCGTCCGTTCTCATTGATGCGAGTCAGGTTGTGATTGCCGTCAATTGCATCGGTACCTATGCCAACGTCCAGACCCTTGCCGTTCGGGCCGAATCCTGGGGTGGCTTGCTCCACCGAGTAGCGCACCAGCCCGCCGCAGTCATACCCGAGACGGGAGGTGTCTTTGAGCCTATCCGCCGTCCCACCGTCGGGAACTCCCGTGGACGGGCCATTGAGGTTCCGGTTACCGCCCCATGCGTAGCTTGATCCTTGCTGCCCTGCCGCGTGGGCGATCGCGTCAATCGAGCGGTCTCCGGTGGGGGTCCTGGGATCGGGCAGGGAATCGCCAGGTTTGTAGTGGGCGAGTCGCTTTCGCCATTCGTCGGCAGAAACCCCCGCCTGTAGCGGAGCTATGGAGGCATTGGGGCCTAATTTCAAATGCTTCGCAGCATCCGGTGACGCATTGTTCGCTGTGCCCATGGTCGGATTGGCGAGCTGGCCGTCCTTTGGCGCAAGCGGAAGTTGATCGGCGGGCGTGGCGGCAGCGGCAATCGTCGGGTCGGGCCTGTGCTCGGGTTGTGGTGCGGGCTGGCCGACGTGCGGCCCATCAGCCACGGCACCGCCCGGTGTGGTGATGGCTTTGAGCGCGTCGGCGATTTCTTGGTCAACCACATCGGCTTTGCGTAGCAGCGCTTTCATCTCGTCTTCGAGCTGTTGCTTGGCCGAGGCTCCCTGGAGATCCCCGCTCGCGCCGCTTATGGAGCCGTCATCATTCAGTTTCCAGTGCTGCATGTTGCCGTTTTTGTCGTAGGTGCCGTTGCCCTCAATGGTCGATTTGAGGTAGCGGTACTTGGCTTTGATGCCGAGCACGTCGTCATACAGGGGCCGCAGCTTGTCGGCAACGGCCTTGGCTTGGCGCCCTTGGTCATCGAGATCGACCCGCAGCTTGTTGTGGTATCGGTGCCACGCCTCGGCGGTCAAACCGCCCCAGCTGGACAGGTTGGCTTGTACCCCGTCGAGGGTGTCGCCGAGCTTGACATGCGATTTGTGAATGCCGTCCATGGTGCCGATGACATTCTGCAAACCCTCCACACTCCAGTGTTCAATATTGGAGCACTTCGCCACGGTCAGCCCCGCCCGTACGAGTCAGCGTTCAGGTCATCCATCGCAACCACCTGGCCGGTGAACTCCTGCATCCCAACACCATGCTCGGCAAGGTGTTTGTGCAGCACCCGCGTCTGATCAGCCAACGCTGCGTGCGCTGCCTCCAGCGCCCCTTGCGTCTGTCCCCACATCTGCGGCACCGCGGACTCAAGTTCACTGTGGTGCGCGCTGTGCTCGGACTTGGATTCCTCGACCGCATCGAGCAGCCGATTGGATTGACGCATCATCGGGTCCGGGTGAAGCTCAAAAGAGTGCGACATACTGCCCCTCAGTGGTTGCTGTTGGGGGCAATATACGTGCGCAACCGGGTGGCCGCTACCCCCTGATGGGCGAATCGTCATATTGCTGAGACGGTCGCCATCCGATTCTGGCTGACCCCCAGGCAAGATCGCTGCGCGGCGGTACTGTGTGCCTACAGCTGGGCGGAAACACACTTTCACACCCCGGATTTGTGTCCTTACACCCGCCCAGCTGCCTACGCACCTGACCTACCGCAGCGCGGGCAGTTTCGGCACCCGCCGGTCCGGATCGGGCACCACATGCAACCCGTTGCGGGACTCGGCCTTGCGGAACGCGGCAGCGCTCATGTCGGCCATCTTCTCCACCAGGTCTTGTGTCACGTAGTACTTGGCCGCTTGCCGGCCAATGCGCATCCGTTCGGCAGTGAAATCCACCTGGTTGGAGATGCGCTCACGCGCCCGATCCTCGGGGATCTCCAGACCATGAGCCAACAGCCGTGCCATGAACTGTCCGGTGCGTTCATTTATCCAAGGGGAGCGGCGAACTGTCATAGCCGGTGACAATAAGCGAGCCGGGCGCCTTGGAGGTTGGCGACCGGCTCGCTTTATCTCAACTGTTATCGGACGGATGAGTCTTCAACTGGGAGCAGGACACGTGGCCGGGCAGTTGCCTTCCGCATCTTCGGTACTGCGCACAGCCGCGAAGCCATAGCGTCGACGAATGACGCACCACGTTGCTCGGAGTACGCGAGGTAGACGCTAGTGGTGGTGAGGCTCGCGTGCCCCATAGCCTGCTGCACGTCGCGGATGTCCGCGCCCATGGTGACCATCATCGTGGCGAAACGGTGTCGCAGTGTGTGCAGCGTGTAGGGGAGGTTCAGATTCGCCAGGAACTCTGCCGCAGTGTGTGCCACGTAGTGAGCAGTGACGGGGGAGCCCATGGGGCGCAGGAACATTGGCCCCGAACGTAGCAGGTGTGGCGCTATGTGGTCCATCACCATGGGGGCAACCCTGATAATGCGCTCCTTGCCGCCCTTGCCGTGCACGGTCAGGAACGCGCCCCCGCCTTCCTGGTCGGGTCGGAAATCTTCGCGGCGCATGGCCGCGATTTCGCCCGCGCGCAATCCGCAGTATCCCGACATACAGAGCCATGTGTGCATGTCTGATCCTTCGGGCGCTGCCGTCAGGGCTATGCGGAGGTGATCTTCGGGGATGGGGCGTGGCATGCGGGGCTTGATGCGCGGTTGCTCAAGTCGGGATGCCGGGTTATCCGGGATGTGCCCATAGCGGTGCGCCCAGGCATAAAACCGGCACACATGCGAGGTGTACGTCTGGATGCTCGACGCACATACCTTCAGGGAGCCTTGCCATGCGAATAACTGTTCTTCGGTGGCTTCCAGGAGGCCGGTTTCGCCTAGCCAGCGGTCCAGTCTGTTTAGCTGACCGAGTCGGTGCTCGATGGTCTTCGGGGTCATGTTGCGAAGCTTCAT